GCCGCCCAAGACCGACCCCGACGAGGTGCCCGCGCCCGACCTCTGGGAAGCGGGGCGAGCGTCCCTCGGGGCAGTGGACGCGGTGAGAATCTGACGGAGGCCGGACAAGGCAAGGGCGAACGACGAGCGGAGGACGGGATGCGCGAGAACGATAGGACGGCGAGCTTCGAGGGCGTGGTGTGCAAGAAGGCGACGGACAAGGCGCTGCTGGTGGTGATCGAGGACGAGGACTACTGGATCCCGCTTTCGCACGTCCACGACGACAGCGAGGTCTACGACGACGACGAGCACGCGGACGGAAGGCTGGTGGTGAGCGAATGGATCGCGCAGGCGAAGGGGCTCGTCCCGTAGTGCTGGACGAGTTGAGCGGCGGCTGGCTACTTCCGGCATTCTTGGGAATGCTGTCCGTCCTAGTAGACCGTCGCGTTGGGATGGAGACGGTGGGCCTGCTTCGTGCGCGCCGCATTGTGGGCACGACCCACCCGAAGGAGCTTTGCGAAACGCTGTGGGTGGTGCGCGACAAGGAAGCTCTCCGCGCGTGGGCGGCAGCCGTGCGGTTGGGTGCGGATTCGGTGGAAGTTGCTGGGGACTTCTCACGGAAGGAGGCTGGACATGGGGATCACGAAGCTGACGGCGCTGGCAGGTGACGCGGAGATCATGGGCGAGGTGCGCTCGGTGTTGTGGAACGACAAGGAGGGGCTGTTGGTCAAGGGGCTGACACTGGAGGAGGCGATGCGCGCTCTCGGGCTGCTCTCGGCTGGCGTGCTGGCGACGGTGAAGATGCCGCCCGCGCCCTGGTCGCCCTCGCAGCAGAAGCAGCCCGAGGCAGTTGCGCGCGCGGCCCCGTCGCCCGTCGCCTGCGGTGGCTGCGGCCCCGAGGTGAACGAGAAGCCCGCGCAGCCCGACAAGTTCCCGAGCCACACGCCGGTCGAAGAGAAGCGGCCAGACCAGATTCCTGGCATCGCTTCTCCGCTTCCCGAGGGCATGACTCTGCCGCCTGCGCCCTCGGAGGAGGCGAAGCCGGTCGAGTTGAAGCCCACTTCGAAGAAGAAGGAGGCGAAGCCCTCCACCGACGCGAACAAGCTCGCGAAGTTCACCTCGCTGGGCGAGGTCGTCGTCTTCCTCTATGAGCAGGGCATCACGGCGGTCGATGGGCTGGTGGAGGAGTGCGCCGCGCTCAAGGACGCCGTGCCCCTCCTCGGGCGCATCCAGAACCTCGACGAGCGCGTGCGCCGCGCCTACGAGGTGAAGGGGCTCGGGGTCCAGCAGTGAGAATCCTGCCTGTCTATCCGCAGGGGGAAGCGCCTAAGCTCGCCGTCGAGCGGGAGTCCCCTGCGGACGGCTTCGACCACGACTGCACGCGCTGCTCGCTCTGCGATGTGAAGAACAAGACGCGCTGCATCGAGACAGAGGCCGAGGGGCCGGGTGGTCCGTTGTTCCTGGCAGAGCAGCCCGGCGCGGACGAGGACCGCTCGGGGCACCCGATGACCAGCGAGACAGGGCGCTACCTGCGCGGGCTCATCTCGCAGAGCATCATCGGCCCGTTCGCTCTCGACTGCGCGCTGCGCTGTGCTCCCCGCAGCGCGCTGGTCGCGCCCAAGCACGTCGCCGCCTGTCGGCGCTACCTCTCGGCGGCGCTCGTAGACCTCAAGCCCTCGCGCATCCTGGCGTTGGGCGCGACCGCCATCGAAGCGGTGATGGGCTACCGCCTGCCGGTCTTGAGCGTCCGCAACGGCTACACCTACTCGTCCTCGGGCGTGCCGGTCTTCTTCCTGATGAACCCGGTGAGCGCACTCCGCAACCGCTTCCTGCGCGCGGCCTTTGAGGAGGACTTCGCCTGGGCGCTCACCGCGACCCCGCTGCTTCCTCCCTGGAAGGCCGAGGCGCGGGTGATAGAGGACGAGGCCGACGCGCTCGCCGCCGAGAAGGATTTGTGCGCCTGCCGCTGGTTCGCCCTCGACGCCGAGTGGACGGGCGTGACCTACCGCGTGCAGCGGACGCTCTGCGTGTCGTGCGCGCCAGCGGGGCGGGACTACGCCTACGTCTGGACCGACGCGGCTCTCTCGGATGCAACCGTGCGAGCCATCTTCAAGCGGCTGATGGAGAATCCCCGCGCACGCAAGACGGGGCAGAACCTCAAGAGCGATCTCCAGACGGTACGGTTCTCGCTCGGCGTGGAGATCAAGGGTGTCGTCGCCGACGCGCGCCTCATGCGGAAGGTGCTCGACCCCGACTCGGACGCCGACCTTGAGTTGATGCAGGAGCTTGTCGGGATGGGAGGAGGGAAGGCCGAAGCGAAGGCGGGCTTGGAGGAAGCCTGCGCCACCGTCCGCGTCGTAGCGCAGGGGAACTTGGGGAAGGCTCTCACGCCCGCTGCCTCGCGCCGCTACCACGAGGCGCGGACGGTGCTACCCGCTGCGGTGCGTACCGACGTGCGCCTCACCGACAACCCCAAGGCGTTCGCCTACGGGTTGCTGCCGCCGACTGTGCTGCATCGCTACAACGCTGCCGACTCCATCAGCACGGCGCGGCTGGTCGACCTCTTCGAGAACCGGCTCATCGACCGCGAGGAAGCGGACTTCATCTGGCAGGAGGTCGTGCAGCACGGCGTTCAGGCTGTCGCTCAGATGGAGCGGTGGGGCGTCGCCGTGAGCCGCGAGCGCATCGAAGCCTTCCAGGCGGTGCTGAACGCGCAGCTTGTCCCAGTGCGCGCGCGACTGGACGCCTACGATTCGAACCTCAACCCCGACAGCCCCAAGCAAGTCGCCATGCTGCTCTACGAGAAGCTGAAGCTCCCGATCCTGCCGGGCACCGAGACGGAGAGCGGACAGCCCAGCACCGCCGACGATGTGCTGGCGGCGCTGGCGAAGCAGCGGCCTCACCCGCTGCTCGCGGACATCGTGGAGCACCGCAGGCTCACCAAGCTGCGCGGCACCTACGCGGCGGGCTCTGATGGCGCGTCGGGAATGCTCGCGCACGTCCGCGCGGACGGCCGCATCCACCCGAGCATCAACCTAGATGGCGCACGGTCTGGGCGCACGTCGTGCAGCGACCCGAACCTCCAGAACATCACGCGCGCCGACAGCGTAGACGGCAAGCTCGCGCGCGACTGCTTCGTCGCGAGCCCCGGCCACAAACTGGTCGAGTTCGACTACTCCCAACTGGAGCTTCGCATCGCGTGCGCGCTCTCGGGCGACCCGGTGATGCTCGCGGACTTCCTCTCGAAGGAGGACTTCCACCTTCGGACGGCGAAGGCCATCGCCAAGCTGTTCTGGGGCATCGACCCTGAGAAGGTGGAGAAGAAGCACCGCACGCTCGCGAAGAATGTGAACTTCGGGCTCGCCTACGGCAAGACGGCGCGCACCTTCTCGGAGGAGTTGGGCATCACCGTCGCGGAAGCCGAGAAGCTGTGCGCGGTGATCATGGGGCGCTTCAAGGTCTTCATGAAGTGGCGCAACGAGAAGCTGGCCTACGCGCGGCGCACGGGTGTCTGCTGGACCGAGTGGAAGGGCCGGCCCGCGCGCAGGCGCGCGCTCTGGAACCTCGGCGGCGCGGACGACTACCTCCGCAGCGTGGCCGAGCACGGCTCCTACAACTGTTTGGACGATGAGACGGAAGCCCTCACGCAGCGGGGGTGGGTGCGCGGATTCGACCTGACGATGGGCGACGTGCTGCTCACCAAGAACCCCGTTTCGGGAGCCTTGGAGTGGCAACGTCCGACTGACCTGCGAAGGTTCGCCGATTATTCTGGGAGGCTTGTGCGCTTCGCCTCGCGGTCGTTCGAGGCTATTAGCACGCCACAGCACCGATGGCTTGTGAACGACAAGGCAGGCAAGGTGCTGGAGCGTACGACCGACACGCTCTCGCTTTGGGGTGATCATCGCATTCATCGGACGGGGGAGTACGTCGGCTTTCCGACCGCGCTCTGGTCGGATGACTTCGTCGAGCTTTGTAGTTGGATGGTGACCGATGGCACCTTTGCGAAGAGGAAGGATCGTCCTTCTCCGACTGTGATGCTCTATCAGAGCGAGCGCGCCCATCCTGAAAAGGTAGCGCGCATCGACGCGCTACTTGCTCGACTCGGGTGGCGCGGTTGTCGGTGTATCACCAAGGCGGGGCGAATCGTCTGCTGGCGCATTGGCGGGATACTCGCCAGAAGCTTGCTGGATGCCCTTCCCGGCAAGCGGCTGACCTACGATTACATCTTCCGTCTCACGCGACCGCAGGTCAGCCGCTTGATGGAGGCGTTGCTGCTTGGCGACGGGGATGGTGATCGTGACCGAATGACAGCCAAGGACGAGGAACAGGCACAGGTGATTCAGGCGCTTGCGACGCTAGATGGGCGGTGTGCTGAGATATCCTCGCGCGATATGAGCAAGTATCGTCCCAGGTCCAAGTATCTGACCAACGTTCCTAAAATGGGAATGGTTTGGAAGGTGGAGTTTCTGCGGCGGAAGACGGCCCAGGTGCTTGCGCGGCAGCGCAGTGAGGTTGAGGTGTCGGAGGCGCGCGTCTGGTGCCCGGTTGTGCCCAACTCTTTCTTCGTCGCGAGGCGCAGCGGTCACGTCTTCATTACCGGGAACAGTCCGGTCCAGGGCACCGCGAGCGACTACTGCGTCGCGAGCATCATCGCCGTCGTCCGCTGGATTCTGGAGCAGGGGCTCGCGCCTGACGTGATGCTGGTGCTGCCCGTCCACGACTCGCTCATGCTCGACGTGCGCGAGGACTTGGTGCCCCAGGTCGTGTCGGAGGTGTCGACTATCATGACCTCCTGGCCGATTCCGAACGGAGTCCCCTTGGAGGTCGAGTGCAAGGCTGGGCAGTCCTGGGGCTCGCTGGTCAAGGTTGCTGCGAGCTAAATTCGCAGGGCCGGCACAAGGCAGGCAAGCAAGGAGGCTGGCATGGACGACAAGCTGAAGGCCGTGCAGGACGCCGTGAAGATCGAGCCGCTGGCGATGGCGGAGGAGTTCGTCCGCATCCCGGCAGACCTCGCCTACTGGAACGCGCAGTACAGCGACCTGCTGCGGCTCTACCTCGTCGCGAAAGCCGAGAGCGAGCACCTGTGGGCGCGCGTGTGGCTGGAGACGCGCGAGGCGCTGCTGACGGACGGCAAGGCGACGGAGAAGCTCATCGAGAGCAAGGCGACGTGCAACCCCGAGTGGCAGAAGGCGCACCTCGCGCTCGTGGAGTTGGAGGCCGAGAAGGCGCGCGTGCGCGGCGTCGTGGACGCCATCGCGGCGAAGAAGGAGATGCTGATCTCGCTCGGGGCTCACATCAGGTCGGAGATGGAGGGTGACCCGATGCTTCGTCGGGACACGCGCAACCAGAAGTAGGAAGAAGGAACGGCACGCAAGCAGCGAACGCAGGCAAGGCATTCACGCAGCACTCACGCAACGAAAGGCACGGTTATGGGAGACATTGTCAAGTACGGGAAGTACAGCCCCGAGGCCGCGGAGCAGGACGCGAAGGACGCCGCGAGCGGCGGGTCGTTCATGAAGCTGGAGCCGGGCAAGCACAAGGTCCGCGTGCTGCCGCCGCCGGTCGGCAAGGCCTCGCCCTTCAAGACCGTCAACCAGCACTTCATCGAGCTGAACGGCGAGAAGCTCGTCTTCGTCTGCCCGCGCTACGAGGCGAAGAAGCCCTGCCCGGCCTGCATGGAGGCCGACCGGCTCCGCAAGAGCGGCAACCCCGTCGACCGTGACGCGGCCAAGGACTACTACGCCAAGAAGCGGTTCTTCGTGAACGTCATCGACCGCAACGCGCCCGAGAAGGGCGTGCAGATCCTCGGCATCGGCTTCACCATCCACGGCGCGCTCACCAAGCTCGCCCAGGACGTGGACGCGGGCGGCGACTTCACCGACCCGGTGAACGGCTACGACATCATCATCAACCGCACGGGCACCGGGAAGAACGACACCGAGTACACCGTCTTCCCGGCGAAGAACTCGACGCCGCTCGCGCCGACCGCCGAGCAGATGCAGGACTGGATCGACAACCAGCCCGACCTCGACCGGCTCGCTAACGTCAAGGAGGCGAGCGAGATCGACTCGATGATGCGCGGCGAGAACGCGGACTCGGCCAACGCGAAGGCGTCGCGGGCGAAGGA